CGGCGTAACGTAAGCGCGATCAACCGTTTGGTTGCGGAGCGAAAGCGCGAACATGCCGGAAAAATTTGTGACCACCCAGAACGCGATGGTCACCGGCTGCGCGTTGGCGGTGCCCCAGCCCAGCCTCGCCCAACGGTTACCCTCGATGTCATGCATGACGACGATGTAGTCGCCAGCGGCAGCAGCGCTTGCTGCTGTCGTACCGGTCAACTGCAAGGCTTTTGAAAACGGCTTGATGCTGGGAACGACTTGTGATCCTGAAATAACGGCTGTCGAATTGGCGACGGCGAGCATCCATAGGTCGGCAAAGTATTTTGAACTGTTGGTGACGCTGGCTGCATTGGCACCAAGCTCTTGAGCGATATCAAAATTGCCGTTGACCTGCATGCCATTGAAGGCCAGCGCATCGAGCGGTGCGGCATAGATGTTGCCGAGTGCCTGCACCTGCTGCGCGGCAGTCAACGCCTGCGCGGCATCGAACCGCACGGCGCGCGCCGCCACCTCGGACGGATGAATGTGGTCATCGCGGGCGAAGAAGGTCGAGACGCCGATCGTCGCGACCCCATCCATCAAGGGCAGCGTGGTCGAGGGGCTGCCCGCTCCGGCCGGTCCCTGCGGGCCGGTATTGCCGATCGGTCCCTGCGGCCCGGTGTTGCCGATCGGTCCCTGCGGACCAACCATGGACGTGCCTGCAGGCCACGCACCCGCTGCCTTCGGTCCGAAAATCGTGCTGGTCGCGGTGTTGATGTAGAAGTCGCCGTTGTTGCCGGTGCCTGCGGCTGGATTGGTCGCGCCGTACAGGATGGTGTTGCCGTTGATGCCGGGCACACCCTGAATGCCTTGGATGCCCTGAATGCCCTGCGGCCCCTGCGGTCCCCGGATGTTGCCAGTCGGCGCGCCCCACGCGCCGCCGGTCAGCGTGTAGACATCGCCGTTGGTGGTGTTGAGATAGTTGTCGCCGTTGGCTTGCCCGGTGATCACGCCCGGCGCGCCTGCGCCAGTGTAGAACAGGCTGCCGCGCACGCCCTGAATGCCTTGGATGCCCTGCGGACCTTGGATGCCCTGCGGCCCGGTCATCGAGACTCCGGCGGGCCACGCGCCCGCCTTCGGGCCGAAGATGAAGTTGCTGGTGGTATTGATATAGAAGTTGCCGTTGACGCCGACACCGGACGCTGGATCAGCGGTGCCATAGAGCACGGTGTTGCCATCGAGGCCGGGATTGCCCTGAATGCCCTGCGGACCTTGGATGCCCTGCGGTCCCGCGACGCCTTGGATGCCTTGAATGCCCTGCGGACCGACCAGCGACACGCCGGCAGGCCAGATGCCGCCCGCCTTCGGGCCGAACAGAAAATGCGTCGTGGTGTTGATGTAGCTGTCGCCGTTGTTGCCGGTCTCGGGCGCCGGATTCACGGTGCCGTAGCGCATCATGGTGCCGTTGAGACCCGGCGTGCCGGGCGCACCCGTTGGTCCGGGCGGCCCGATCGGACCGGCCACCGTCGAGGGCGGACCGGGTGGGCCTTGCTCCAGCTCCTGAATCACTTCGACATTGAAGTCTGCAGTGACGACGACAGGATCGCCGCTCGCCGCCGCTGCAACATCGGTATCTTGAGCAATGCTGATGTTCACCGGCTTGCCCCCGGATTGTTGGTCAGCGTACCCGACCACATGCGATAGGTCTCGGTCGGACTCGGCATCCGCACCAGCGAATGCTCATAATCGCCAACCGCAAGATGAACGAGCTGATCCTGCGTGATCCGCACCGTGAAGATGCCGCCCGGCGCGTTGATAATAACCAGTTCGCCGGTCTCCGTGGTCAGCAGCAATTCCTCGGCCACGTCCGCCGCATGCTTGCGAATGCCCATGCGAAGCTTGTTGCCGGTCAGATCGATCGGTGTGGTGGTGACGCCGTCCGCATTAAGCGACGCATAGGCAAACTGCCGATAGAAATCAGCGTCATTCTCGACGGTGATGTTGACGATCGCCATGACTACTCTCGCTTTTACGTCGAGCCCGGCACCGTCTTGCCGTACAGCGTCATCACTGCCAACATGCTGTTGGGCGTCTGCGCGCCAGTATCGTCGCGCGGCCAGATTTGCGCCTCCGCGACCGGGTCGTCGGTGCCCTGCCACGCGATATAGTCGGGGTCGGTCACGTCGGTGATCAGTTCTTTTTCGCTGCCGTAGAGCCGCCCATCGTCGGCGAGCCAGAACCAGAATTTCGGCATGTAGAATTGCTTAGGCATACTGGCCTCCTGTCGCCTGCGTGCCTGCGACGTTGCCGGGCAGGTAATTGATGCCACCGCCGCCAACGCTGAGCACCGAATTGTATTGCACATCGAACTTCCGGCCGGTCGCACTGCCGGTCATCGTGCTGTATATGAACGCCACCGCGCCGATCATGGTCTCTGCGATGAAGGCGTAATCGTAATTCGGCGTGCCGGAAAAGATGATCGGCTGCGCGGGCGAGACTTCGATCACATCGACCTTGGCGCCGTACTGGCAATCGATGTAACAACCGCGACCATAATTGTGAGATAGCGGGCTGCCCGAAATCCGCTTCGGTCCGCCAAGCCGGACATACGCGCCGCCATAGGCGAAGATTTGCGGCCCGGCGCACGCACCCCAATCCATGTTCTGGAAAATTGCCGTCACCGCGCCCTGCGCGTGAATGCCCGCACGGGTATCGACTTGACCGGTGCCGCCGGTCGTCTGCACCTTGAAGCCGTTCATGGTGTTGTTGACGCCGTTAACCACGACCGCAATGGTATTGACGCCCGTGATGGTGCAGCCCTGCGGATTGGCGGCGTCGCCAACCCAGTTGATTTGACCATTGCCCGCAGAAGCGGGCAATCTCAGCGTGCCATAGGACGGACTGTCGGCGACGTTCACCGTGACGTTGTGACCGTTGAGATTGAAAGTGCCGATGATGTCGGAAGCGCGCTGCAGCGTCTTGAACGGCCCATGACCCGACGCCAGCACCGCCGCCGCGCCATCATTGAGATCGTTGCCGTTCGTGTAGTCCACATAGAATGTCAGGTTCTGCTGCAGGAAGCCGATGGCACCTTGGTTGAGTGCCTTCCACACCATCCTGAAGTTAGCGCCATCGTACATAAAACAATTCAGCGTATTCGGGCCGATGTCGCCGGGGATCAAGGGAGAGCCATCCGCACGCACGATCGGCTGCGCACCCATCGCATTGACGTTGAGGTTCGCCGGACCAGTGTTTGGCGCGACGATCCATGCCACCACGGTCATGTAGCGCTTGTAGCCGCCGGGCACGGGCGCGAGCGTCACCGAATACTGGTTCGCGGTCCCGGCGTCATCGACCGCCCACAGCTTCCATGACTGGATCGCCTTGCCAAGCTGATACAAATCAGCATTGTCCGGCGCGGCAAGATTGGCAGCCGAAATCAGATTGACGATCTCGCGTTGCGGATACTCAATGCTTTCGGCGGGCGGGATCGAGCCCGCACGCGCAACCGATGGGTCGCCATTGATGTACGGGCCGTTGGGATCAGTCACGCCGTAGGGCTGATTGTATTTCATGGTGTACCTGCCATGGGGTCGCTCGGTAAAAGTCCTGAATAGTCCCAGATGATTTCGGTGTGCGCAGGCTTCCAGCGCGCCAGAATGCACTCAAGGTCTTGCGCGCGGCCGATCGTCAGATGTGGATTGACGCCACACTGGCCGCCGCCATTGCCGAGCCGAAACCACGTCAGGCTGGCCAGATGCACATGCACTTGCCAGTAGAATCGATTGGTGTCGGGACCGAGCCCGTAATTCGGATACTCCGACAGCGTGCCGTCATTCAGGACGCGCACGCCGTTGGTGTTGTTGACCGGCAGATAGCCCTTCACGAACGTGCTCGACAGCATCGGGCTGGTGCCGTCGCCGTACACCCGGTTGTCGCCGCAGCGATCGAGCCCGACCATGAACGGGCGAAATTCGGAGATCGTGATCGAGTAGCCGAGATAGGCCGCCGTATCGATGAAGAACTGCCGCGACTGACCACCGACCATGGTCATGCGCAGCACCAGCTCTTTCTGGCGCTGGCCGATGGTCTGCGCTTGCGACCAGCACGGATCAGGCAGGCCCCAGTTGCGCTCCCAATCCGGCAGCAGCTCCAGCGTGATGCGCGGATCGCTCTCGGTCTCCAGCAGATCGGCGGCGCGCCCATCGACGTCGCCCCAGTAATCGGCGAGGCCGCGACAGGTCAGATCGAGCGTCGTGCCGGGGTCTTTCGGCCATGCCTGCCCCTGCGGCAACAGCGCAAGAAACGCAGTGCCGTAATCATCGCCTGACCGGCGAACATGGATATCGACAATGGTATTCATTTGGGGGTGCTTTACTCGAACAAAATCGTGCCGAGGACGGCCATGTTGCC